ATTGAAGGCTACAACGCCATTACAAACCGCCTGAAAGCAGTTGCCGGGGCAAGCGGTCCGGCAGCACCGCCTGACCTGACACAGCACATCGCGCCGATTGTCGAACAGCTCGTTCAACAGGAACTGGCGAAACGCACCACCTTTGCGCCGGTTGGCGTAGCGAATGATGCCTCAAATGGAGGAATTGCAGCATGAGTACCGAAGGAATCGATATTTCCGGCGATTGGGGGCAAGGTTCAGCGCCCGTTGAGCCGAAACAGGCCACAGAAACGCCTGTAGAAGCCGCCGAGAGCGACGATACGCTCGAATTGGGATCGGAAGAGGCTCCCGAGGTCGAAGCGCCTCAGAGCGAGGCTGATGAGCACCCTGAAGAGGACAAGAAGCATCGCAACAAGCCCGCGCACAAGCGCATTGCCGAACTGACCGCCAAGCAGCGGCAGGCCGAACGCGAACGGGACGAACTCAGGGCAGAGATCGACCGCCTGAAGGCTGCTGCGCCGAACGACAATCAGCCGCAGAACACTGAATTGAAGGAACCGAATCCTGCCGATTACGAGTTTGGCGAGGCTGATCCGAAATACCTTCGCGCCGTCGCCAAGTTCGAGATCAAGCAGGAACTGGCCCAAGCCGACGCCCAGCGCCAGCAGAACGAGCAGCGCCAGCGCGTCTCGCATATGGCGAACGAGCTAGACTCGCAATGGCAGAAGAAAATCGAGGAAGGCGGCAAGAAGTATCAGGACTTCGATGAGGTTGTCCTGGAATCCGCCGCAGCAGGTGAATGGCCATGTCCTCCGTTGGTCGCGATGGCAATATCCGCGTCGGATCACGGGCACGACATCGCCTACCACCTTGCCTCCAATCCAGACGAGGCGACGAAGCTCGCCAACCTTGCTCAGTCCGATCCGTTCGAGGCGATCCGCCAGCTTGGACGGCTTGAGGGCAAGTTCGAGGGTGCGAACGATAACGCTCCGGCTCGCAAGGTTACTCGTGCCCCTGAACCAGCTTCGCAGAGAGTCCGGGGATCATCTGGGCAGTTCAAGGCTCGCCCGGATACTGACAGCCTAGCCGACTTCAAGGCCGCTTACGGCAAGGAATTGGGGCTGCGTTAAGGGGGACTATCTCGCTTACCTGACTATGCCATAACGCCCCAATCGCGGCTGTATTCCTGACGGGCAGGATACCAGCAAACCGCGCATCAGACGGGCAGCGCACTCCCGAACCCCGCGCCCGGTCGGACCGCCTTCGTGGCGCTTCAACCAGGCAACCAAGGGGTTCAACGCCATGTCAGGCACAGTCACTGTCGATCAAGCAGCACTCGTACTCAATTCCTTCTGCGCTCTCCTCGAAAATACTCTCGTCTCTGCTGAAATTGCAAAGTGGAACGAGCATTCCGGTGAGTTGGACGACACGAACAAACTCGTTGTTCACGAGCAGTTCGGTCCTCGCTACAAAATCACCAAGACGACGGACGGGGTGAAAGACCTTTCGTCCGGTGTTGATGGCTCCGTGTTCGGTTCGGAAGTGTTCAAGGTGAACACGACCTACAATGCCAACATGGGCTGGGGCGACTTCATCAAGATCCGCGATGTCGGACAGGCTCGTGAAAACGAAGCCCTCACTGGCGCGGCTTCCTCGATGGCCCACAGCATCGACGCGGACATTCTTTCGCTCGCGGCTCTCGCGTCTCCCGATTGGGTTGGCACGCCCGCCAACAAGATCGCGACCGTCGATGACTTCGCCAGCGGCTACACGCGGCTGATGGAGAACGGGGTTGACGACAACAACCTTATGGGCGTCCTCGCTTATGCCGACCAACAGGCGCTGGCAAAGCAGCTCACGACCTCGATCAGCTCGGGTCAGGGCGAGACCGAGAAGGCGATCCGTCAGGGCTTCTCCGGCGAACTGATCGGCATTCCGACTCTGTTCACGCAGCAGCTCCCGACGCTCACCACCGGCACGGCAACAAACGGCGCGGTCAACGGCGCAAACCAGAATGTGAACTACTCGGCTGTTGCCGTTTCGTCCGGTCCGGGCCTGCGTGCAACCCAGACGCTCAACGTCAACGGCCTCGGCGCGAACGCGACCGTTGTCGCTGGCCAGGTGTTCACTCTCGCGGGCGTCAATGCCTACGACAACCGCAAGCAGGCGAAGGTCGCCCCGACGCGCTTGCAGCAGTTCACCGTCGTTGCGAATGCGACTGCGGACGGAACTGGCGCGGCTGCCCTGACCATCTTCCCGGCAATCATTGTTCCGGGATCGGGTTCGGGCGATGACGTGGACATCAACACAGCCCACGCGACTGTCGATGCGGCTCCGATCAACACTGCGGTGCTGACTTGGGCGACTTCCGCCTCCACCGGCTACACGCCTCGCATGATCATCCAGAAGGGTGCGATCACCGTGGACACGATCCCGCTGATCATGCCTGCCACTGGCACAGCCATGCGGCGCAAGCTGGATAAGGTTCCGGTCACTGTCCGCATGTGGAAGCACTCGGACTTCAACACCGGCAACCACAACGTCCGGTTCGATGTGGCGCTCACCGGGAATATCCGGGACCGTCGCCGCATTTGCCGGGTCAACGGCGCGTAACTCTTTGGGTGGGGCCGGGATGGAAGCTCGGCCCCATTCGCAACCTGAGGAGCCGTTATGGTCCAGCCTTTCTACCCAAGTCCAGCGGCAACCGTAAACATCAACGTCGGTGTATCGTCTGCTGCTGTCAAAGTAGCAGCGGGATGGGGGCCGTATTCCGTTCGCGTAATGAACAACGGATCGGCAACCGTCTGGGTTGGCTTTGGCGATTCCAACGTCACCGCGTCCCTGACGGCGGATATTCCCATCGGTCCAGGTCAGGAGCGCGTGTTTGAGGGGATCAACAACGGCGCTGCCGGTGGTGACCTCTACGCTGCCGCAATCGCCGCTGGAGCAACGGGCAAGGTCTATTTCACCCCTGGTCGCGGTGGCGCGTGAGGAGGCTGCACCATTGTTGGCTGATCCTCACCGGATCGTGTCCGTATGAATTTTCAACCGAGCTGATGGAGTTTCAAATGGCTCTCGACAATTTCAACAACGTTGCTGTTCCGGCGCTCAAGGCTGCCGCCGATGCACTGATTGCCAAGGCCGCTGCTGACGGTTCGGCTCTAGCACAGGCTCAGAGCGATCTCGCCAATGCGGATGCTGCGGCGACCGCCGCAATTCAGCCGATCACCGACAGCCTGACCGCTGCCGTTCCTCCGGCCCCGGCTGCCTAACATGGCAAAGCTCACCACGGGCCAGCGCAACGCCCTACCCAAAAGCGCCTTCGGACTTCCGGGCAAGAAAGCCTACCCGATGCCGGACAAGAGCCATGCCGCCAATGCCAAGGCGCGTGCGTCTCAGGCCGTCAATTCGGGCCGCATGAGCAAAGCCACGGCGGCGAAGATCGACGCAAAGGCCGACAAGATTCTCGGGGAAAACGAGGGCAGCGAGAAGTCGGCTCCGAAGCTGGGCGCTGCGACCCACTTCGTTCGGAAATACTAGCGCGAAGGGCGAGCGGCAGTGACGACCGCCAGTTCCATAATCACGGCGGCGTTTCGCGAGAGCAACCTCATTGCGGCTGTCGCCAGCCCGACAACGACCCAGCAGAACGAGGCGCTGGATCGCCTGAACGCGATCCTCGCTTCTGTTTTTGGGTTTGAGGTTGGCGAGGAGCTTTACGACCTCAACATTGGCGGAACTTACGACCAGTCGTCCGCCTGCTCGTCATGGGTTCCCGATAATGCCAGGTTGGTTCTCAACTTATCCGGAGCGACAACCCTAAAACTAAGTCCCGAACCATACCCCGGCCAGCGCCTCGCGATGGTGGATGCTGGAAACAACCTCGCGACCAACAACTTCACGTTCAACGGCAACGGGCGAACGATTGAGGGAAGCGCCACCCTCACTCTCTCAACTAGTGGAATGAACCGCCAGTGGTTCTATCGCGGCGAGACGGGGAATTGGGTTAAATGCGCGGACCTCGCATTGACCGATCTTTCTCCGTTCCCCGAAGAGTTCGATGACTATTTCATCACTCGTCTGGCGAGCCGCCTTAACCCCCGTTACGCCCAGCAGATCACCCCTGAGACTGCGGCGGCCCTGAAGCGCTCAGAGACGCAGATTCAAACTCGCTATCGTCGCCCCAGAACCCAGCAGGACTTGGGGACTCTCGGCCTTCTCGGACGGCGTAGTGGCGGCTTCGACCAGCCAACTTCCGCCTTCAATGTCGGACGCCCGAGATGGTGAACGCTCTCGGCCAGCTTTCGATGGCCCTCCCTCACGTCCAGATGTTGCAGCACGCCCCGATGATGGGCGGCATGGCCCCGCATCCATTCATTGGACCGGTTGGGCCGCAGCACCTTCGCCCTAGAATGTATGGCGCGGGTGGTGGTGGTCACTTCCTGATGCACATGCTGGCTATGCACGGGATGGGGCCGCAATGACGCTCCAGCATATCGGGATGGCGATTGGCGACTGGCAGCGAACCGTTGCCAAGGAAGCGCAGATTCCGCTCCTTAATCGTTACTTCGAGCAAGATCCGGTTCCCTTGGATGGGGAGGCCGCGCTTCTTGCACGTCCCGCCTTGAGGAAGTGGCTCACGGTCGGCGCTGGCCCGATCCGCGGCATGTGCTCACAGTTGGGAATGTTCGGCGACGCTTTATTCATTGTCTCCCAGAACACGCTCTACAAGGTCAATACCGACGAGACCATTACCACCATCGGTTCGGGGCTGGCGGGAACGACCGCCTATATCCCGATGTGCATCACCGATTCATACCTCTGGTTGGCCGATGGCACTAACCTTTGGTACTATACGAATAACGGCTTTGCGACCGGCACACTTACCGTCACCGGCACGATCTCTGCAAACGAGACCGTCACGCTCGGAACGACCGTGTACAAGTTCGTCGCTGCCGGTGGTGTCGATGCAGGGACACCAGCTGGCACTTCGACAAACCCGTGGCTCGTGTCGCTTGGGGCGGATACGTCTCACGCCCTGACGAACCTCGGGAACGCCATCACTGGCAATGGAACGGCGGGAACCGACTACTCCACCCTCCTGACCGCTCATACTTCTGTGACCACATCTCTGGTCACATCAACGACTGTCAAAGTCACGGCTATCACAGCAGGAACGTCTGGGAACAGCATCGCAACGACCGAGACCCTGGCTAACGGTTCATTCGGCGGCGCAACGCTTTCCGGTGGTGGCTCAACGTCTTTCACAACCGCCGTGATGCCCAACAATGAGGGTGTCGTTTGGGTCGATACGATTGACCGCTACGTGATCGCGGTTGTCGCCCAAGGCTACAACGAGAACGGCAGATTTTACTACATCATGCCGGGGCAGAATACGGTCGATCCGCTGAATTTCGCGACCGCCGAACGTGCCCCCGATCCGATCTACTCCGTGATGACTCTCGGGGATCAGTTCTGGTTGTTTGGAAGCTCCACAACCGAGATTTGGTATCCGACTGGGGACGCCACCGCCCCGTTTGAGCGCATCCAGGGACGGCTTTTCGACCGGGGAATTTGGGGCGGAACAGCCGTCAAGATTGGCGACCAGATGATGGTCGTGGACCGCAATTCCGTGGCGTGGCTGGTG